AGCAACCATCTGGTCGCTCGACACCGCGTTCGATGGCGGCGAAGCCGGCAACAACAGCATCGACACCGGCCTGTACGGCATCAAGTGGAAGCGAAGCTCTCACGCCAACGCGAACGCCTACGTCGGCGAAGGACTCTACGTCCACGCCAACAGCACGTTCTACGGCGGCATTGGTACTGGAGGCGCTGTCGCGGCGAAGTACACGGTGAACACGGGCGGCCAGTACCCCAACATCATTGGGGTCAGCAACGCCTACGCCCGCATTTCGACTCCGTATGGCTACTGCGACGTGGGTCCGAACAACGGATCGTTCTCCCACTTCAACACCGACATCGCACAGTTCTACTTCAACAAGCCCGTCCAGATCAACGGACAGCCGTCGCGCTATAACTACGGCGCCATCCCCTATCACGCATCCGCATCGTACTCAGTCTGCTCCATCACGTTCTCTACAGCGTCGCCCTCAGGCGGCTCGTCGGGGAGCATCTGGTACAAGTACGTATAACCCCAAGGAGACTTCCACATGCCTGACATCAACGTATCCGGTGTGTGGAAGTCTACCGCTCCGGGCATCAACGTGGCGGGAGTCTGGAAGACGCCCGAAGAGTGGATCAACGTGACGGGAGTATGGAAGAAGACGTACCCCACCGGCCCTGCTGTCTCCGCTGTCAACGGCGGCGATACCAACATCCGCATCTTGGCGACCTGCTACGCGGGCGTCCAGTTCAACTCGAACGGTTACGAGTACGAGTGCATCAACACCGGCTCGTACACGCAGAACATCGGCCTATGGCTCGACGCCGGGGCCGCCTCCGAAGTGTGGGTCGAGTGCATCGTCACGGCTGGCTCGTGGAACTCCATTGACCCCGGCGCAGGACGCCATACGCTCGCCTCGTCGAAAACGTGGAGGGTCCAGCGAAGCTCCATAGGCGTGCAGTCCGTGACCTGCTACTTCCGCTTTTGGGATGCCGCATCCGGCGGAAACCTTCTCCAGACAACCGCGACCAACAGCTACGCAGCCAACTACGAATCAGGAGCATAACCATGCAGTTCACTATCAACATCCCCGACGCTCAGGTGTCTCGCGTGGCCGCTATGGTCCGCTCCAAGTTGCCGGTCGAGGATACCAACAACCAACCAATCACCTACAGCAACGCGGAACTCCTCGCAGAGTTCAAGCGGCAGGTTCGCCAGTGGATCAAGGGCGAAGTGCAGCAGCACGAACTGCTGGAGGAGCATAAGAATGTATTCGCAAACTACACCCCCATCGACGCAACCGACGCGTAAAGGAAACCCAATGACAACTCCAGGATCACTCGCCCAAGAAGCTGTGGCGAAAGCCATGGCGGCGAGTTCAGCAGGGATAGCTGGCTGGACGTGGATCGCCACTGCGAACGACCTACTGCAATTGGTCGCTACGGCCATCGGTATCATCGCTGGTATATACGCCATCGTGTGGCATCGCGTCCGCATCGAGGAAGTAAAGAAGAAAGTCGAGGCCATTCACGAGGAGGTAGTACAGAATGAGCAGAGCAACAGAGACGGCGCTGGAGAACCTCCACGCGACTATCGCTGACGGGTACGCCCGTGAGATAAAGAAGTACATGGAAGGGGAGTACCTCGACAAGGAGGAGAACCCCATCCCGATCCCCGCAGCACTCCTTGCGGGAGCCGCACGGTTCCTTAAGGACAACCGTATCGACGCGCCGGAAGACGACGAGCCTGATCCTGAGGATTTGCTCGCCGACGAACTGCCCTCATTCGGAGAATAGCGCCATGTACATCACGTTCGACTACAAGTGCCCCTCCTGCGGGCATACAGAGCCGCGCTTCGTGCGCCGCTCGGAAATGGATGATCAGGTGCATCGCGCCTGTGCGCCCCCGCTCTCCGGCGGTATTCCCATGACTCGCTTGCCAGCCGGCACGAGGACCACCTTCCGCTACGCGGACAGAAAACTCAAAGGATAGACCAATGCAAAGGATCGCCATCGCCCTGACGGGCCTCTTACTGTTCTCCCCTCTGTACGCGGAGTACGTGTACCCACCGCAGTCTGACTCCGTTCAGCGCTACTGGAAGCTCGCGTGCGAGTACAGCGATTGTAAGGACCTCAAGGCACCCATGGTGGTCTTTGGCGATACCGGCCAAGCACTCGGCTACTACTACTTCGGAACCACTACGGTCTTCGTCACCGAGGAGTGTTTCGTCCGCACGGCCGACCGCACCAGATGCGAGGGGGTCCTGCTACATGAAATGACTCACTACATCATGGAGTACACCGCCGGCGTGGTTGAATCCTGCGCCTCTGAGCAGCACGCTTGGGACGTGTACAACGCCTACGTCATGAACAAGAAACGCCTCGATCTCGTTCGCGAGAACTGGCGGGAGAGCTATCCGTTATGCGCAAAATCCCCGAACGCTTCGACATCCTCGGTCACACCGTAAAGGTCGTCATGCGCGACGACCTCGCGGACGACTGTGAGTGCGACGGGCGATTCATCGCCAGCAAGAACCGGATCGAGTTACAGACCGGCTACGCCTTCTCCTACACGCTCGCTGTCTTCTGGCACGAGTGCGCGCACGCTATCGCGACGCACATGGGGATGAAGGACCTGAACAACGACGAGGAAATGATCGACAAGATCGGTCAGGGCATCGCCCAAATCCTCAGGACCAAGAGAGGAGACGCCAATGGGTCGTCCAGTTAAGAAGAAAGAGGGTGACCCTAAGGACCCTCAGATCAACCCGCGCTATCAGGCCATGTCAACGTGGCGGTCCAAGAAGCGCCGCAAGTAACCTGAGGCCTCCTGAGAGCCGCTGTACGGGCCTCAGGGGAGACCCCTACCGCTGCTATCAGATGAACCTGATCCGGCCGCCTGCGTACGCACGCGTAGAATCCTGTTAGATTTCGGCTATAAATTGGAGGAGATACCCAATGTCGGACAAGAAGTACCCTGACTGGGTACGGACGCGGTCTGAAAAGGCCATGCACGACGACTTCCGCAAGTTCCTGTGGATGGTCTGGAAGCACCTCGGCCTCCCGGCCCCCACGCCCCTCCAGTACTCCATTGCGTACTACCTGCAGCACGGCCCTCGGCGACGCATCATCGAGGCCTTCCGAGGCTGCGGCAAATCGTGGATCACGGCCGCCTTCGTCCTGTGGCTCCTGTGGAGGAATCCCCAGCTCAAGATTCTGGTAGTCTCCGCGTCCAAGGACCGGGCGGACGCCTTCTCCATATTCGTGAAAAGGCTGATCCATGACATACCGATTCTTACATTTCTTGCTCCGGGCTCAAACCAGAGGGATTCTAATATCGCGTTTGACGTTGGTCCTGCAACGCCGGATCAAAGCCCGTCAGTCCGCTCCGCCGGTATCACCTCACAGATCACCGGTAGCCGCGCCGACTTCATCATCCCCGACGACGTCGAGGTCCCGAACAACTCCATGACCGAGGACCAGCGCGAGAAGCTGGCCGTACGTGTCAGCGAGTTCGACGCTATCCTCAAGCCGGGCGGACAGATCGTCGCGCTCGGTACGCCTCAGACCGCCCAGTCCCTTTACGACATCCTCGCGACCCGTGGGTACAAGACCCAAATCTGGCCCGCGAGGTACACCGACGGGCTGGACGAGGACGGCAACGACAAGTACGCCGGGAAGCTCTCCAGCTTCATCCTGGAGGAGGTCGAGAAGAACCCGGACTGCGTGGGACACTCCACGGAGCCCACCCGGTTCACCGACGCCGACCTCGCCGAGCGTGAGGCCTCCTACGGCCGCTCAGGGTTCGCCCTGCAGTTCATGCTCGACACGGCCCTCAGTGACGCCCATAGGTATCCCCTGAAGGTCAAGGATCTGATCGTCATGGACCTCGATAAGAAGATCGGGCCCGTACAGGTCACGTACGCCTCGGGACACCAACAAGTCATCGAGGGGATACCCAACGTAGGGCTCAACGGAGATCGCCTCCACGCGCCTCTGTACGTCTCTGAGGCGCACGTTCCGTACCAGTCCACCGTCATGTTCATCGACCCCGCTGGCCGGGGCGCCGACGAGTGTGCTTACGCTGTCGTGAAGATGCTCAACGGCCTGCTGTTCTGCACCGGCTGGTCCGGGGTCCGGGGGAACGGCTACGACGAGACCACCCTGACCGCCCTCGCCCTCATCGCGAAGGAGCACGGTGCCAACGAGATATGGGTCGAGTCCAACTTCGGCGACGGCATGTTCAACGCTCTCTTCAGCCCGGTGCTGGCGAGGCTCTACCCCTGCACGCTGGACGAGTACAAGGTCAACACGCAGAAGGAAGCCCGCATCATCGACACGATGGAGCCGGTCCTGAACCAGCACCGCCTGATCATGGACAAGTCCGTGGCCGCCCACAACAGCGAGTGCGATCCCTCAGGGTCCGCTATACGCTCCGGCCTGTACCAGCTTGCCCACATCACCCGAGACCGTGGCTCCCTCAAGCACGACGATAGGGCCGACGTACTGGCCGCTGCTGTCGGTCACTTCGTGGAGTCCCTCGACGTGGACAACAGGGACGCTCAGGAGCGTCACGACAAGGAGCAGAGAGCCAAGGTACTGGCTGAGTTCGCTGAGTCCTGCGGCAGGGGCGGGAAGAGGCGGTTCAAGAACTACGCCAACCTCTGGTAATCAGTGACTTGGAATTACTGCCCATCACTGAGGGCAAAGGTATATACCCAAAGGGACTACTTAAGGAGAACCTAAGGATAACCTAAGGAGAGCCTAAAGGGAGGGGGAGGGGAGGTATGCTCAATAGAGGTACTACCCTCCCCCCTTTACCCCTACCTCTCCATCCTTTACCCTTACCCCTCCAGCAGAGGTGAGAATTTATGGT